TCGCTGTCGGTCTTGACGCCCTTGATCGTCACCATGCGGGTCACGTTGCCGGTGCAGTTGGTCATGTGGTTCCTCCTTGTGTTGGTGTCGGTGGTCACTTGCGGGCGCAGAGAACCTTGTAGTCCCATTCCCCGTCGGGATCAAGTTCGCCGAGGTAGCCGATCATCTCGACGCCGAGAGCGGCGATCGCATCTTCGATGGTGTCGGCTCCAGCCATCGCCTCTTCGCCATAGAGGTCGAGGTACTTCGCGGTGTAGGTGGTGCGACCGTCGGTGATGTCGGACCGGACCAGAACGAAGGTCTCGTAGTCCACGAGATGTCGGTTCATGTAGTTGCGCTTGTTGGTCATGTGGTTCCTCCTCTTGGTTGGTTGGTCAAGGACAGTGTACAGGATTGATCGAGCAATCCAACATCGGCGTCACAACCCGAGCGCAGCTTCGAGTGCTGCCTCGGCGGCTTCGAGCTTCTCCTCGGCCCGGGCCAGTTCCTTGCGGCGCTTGGGCAGCGTGGCCTCGGCTTTCGCTGCGTCGTTGGCCATCCACTCGGGAGCGTCGTCTCCCCACTCGGCGAACCGTGTGAGCGCCAACTCGAACCACTCGATCGAGCGGGCCTTCTTGTTGACGAGTTCCCGGGCCGACTTGACCTTCTTGCCCTCGGGCGAGCGCTCGATGGCCACGAGAGCCTTGTGCAAGTCGCGCTCGGCAGCGAGCTTCTTGTTGGCACCGTTCGTCCACTCGACCGGAGCGGACGGGTAGCAGATCGAGCAGAGGATCTCGCCGTACTCGGCGACCGCCTCGGCCTCGGTCAGACCCGAGAGTTCCGTGAGCCAGGCGAAGCTCGTGTCCCACCGGCAGGTCGAGCAGTTCATCGAGGAGTGGATGTGGCCATTGGTGTTGGTCACGATCCAGAAGCGGCTCCAGCCGCCATACTCGGCCTCGGCAGCTTCGAGCTTCTCGGTTGCCAGCCGGAGTGCCTCGCGGGCCTCGGCCATCTCGACCTCGCTGTAGTGGCCAGGGTTCCTCTCGCCGAAGTCGACTACCCGCTTGGCCTTGTTGGCCTCGCTGAGTGCCTCGAAGATCGCCGTGTCGACGACTACTTCGTGTCGGAGTTCGGTGTTGGTCATCTTGTTCCTCCTTCTCTTCCTGTCAAGGCCAGTGTATCAGATTGATCCATCAATCCATGTCATCGGACCAATCCCACTCGTCCTCGCCCGGTCCCTCGAACCGTCGGCCAGGGATGGACGAGGCTCGAAGTCGAGCCGTCGAAAACTCGAATCGATCGCGCTCGTTCCACTTGACCTTGGTAGTCTTCCTGCCTTCGCTCCTCATGAGATGCCATTGTAGCATCAATCATGGACCAGTCATCAACTCCAAGAGTTCGTCAAGATGACAGGACAAGGTTGTTCCAAGGGTAGCTTCGGAAGAGGGTCGTTGTTGGTAGCAGTTACTACGGCCGCTTGCGGCCGGACGGAAGAAGGAGGATGGACATGAGTCTCAAAACCGAAACTCTTCTCATCTCAGCAATCCTGAGACAAGAAGATTCGATCTCTCCGGTGCTTGCAGGAGTTGAGAAGAAGTGGTTCGCCGCTTGCGGCGATCAGTGGGAGTGGATAGAGAGATACATCTCAAGACACCGCAAGACTCCCTCGAAAACTCTCTTCCGGTCGAAGTTCCCCGACTTCCAGTTGGTGCAATCTGATGACGTTGAGTACTGCATCAACGAGTTGAGAGACGAGTACCTCGTCCGCTCCTTCGTCGCGATGGTTGACGATTCACTCGATGCCATCAAAGACGGTCGAGACATCGAGTCGATCATCAACAGTTGCCAAAGCAACATCGTGAAGCTCCAAGGAGATGCTCTCGGTAACTCGAACGAGTCGAGCATCATCGATGACTGGGAGCCGATCTACAACGAAGTGTCGAGGCGGTACGAGCGTGCCAACGAAAGAGGCATCTCTGGTATCCCGACTGGGTTCTCGACTTTGGACAAGGTCACGTCTGGTCCACAACCCGGGGACTACTGGATCGTCGCTGCTCGACTTGGCCAGGGTAAGACCTGGGCACTGATCCGCATGGCAACGATGGCGGTCTATCAAGGACACACTGTGCAGTACGACGCACTCGAACAGTCGAGAGCACAGATCGCCATGAGAGCGCACTCCTTCCTGTCGGCGTCGTCGACCAAAGAGGGCATTCGGTCATCGGCACTCATCAGTGGCAAGGGGTTCGATCTTGCCGCCTACAAAAGATTCTTGTCCGGCTTGCGTAATGGCGAGCTAGGCAACTTCATCGTCAACGACACGAGTCGAGGTCGAGTGTCGCCAGGGTCGATCGCTGCACAGATCGAGCGCAACCGGCCGGACGTTGTGTTCATCGACTACCTCACCCTGATGAATTCGCAAGCAGGCGACTGGCAAGCCATTGCTGCACTGTCATCGGAGTTGAAAGGCATCGCGATGCGCTATGAGGTTCCGATCGTTGCGGCTGCACAGATCAACCGCATGGCGATCGGCAGTGACGTACCCGGTGCCGAACACTTGGCCGGAGCAGATGCGATCGGGCAAGATGCCGACTGTGTTGTCACGATGCGCCAGGTCAGTCGGCGAGTCACGAAGATGAAGCTCGCGAAGTACCGGCATGGTCAAGATGGCATGGAGTGGTTCAACGAGTTCCGGCCAGGTGTCGGAGTCTTCCGCGAGATCAGTGGCGACATCGCTTCCGACCTCATCTCCGAGGACAAGCTCGAAGACATGCAGAAGCCGTGATGAAGTACGCGCAGTTCATCGAGCGGCACATGCAAGTCGTCACTCGATCGGGAGACGAGTGGTCGTGCATCTGCCCATTCCACCGGGACACTGCGCCGTCTCTCAGTGTCAACGTCCGCAGTGGCCTGTGGGTCTGCTATGCCTGCGGAGCGAAGGGTTCGGCCAACACGCTTGCCACTCGATTCGACGCAGAGGTCGACTCCCTTGGCACGAGATCCATTGACGATGTCAAAGCGAAAGTGGCGGCCGTCGGCAAGCCAGTTGCAAATGCAACGATCTCGCTCGATGTTGTCGAGCACTGGAAGTCGTCGTTGCAAAAGGAGGGCGGGTGGTCGGCGAGAGGAATCTCGGCCGATGTCATCGAAGAGTTCGACCTCGGCTTCGACGATCTCGAAGACGCCTTGGCCATTCCCATCCACCACCCGATGTCAGGTCGTCCGGTCAGTGTGATCAAGAGGTTGTTGCAACCGGAACCAGGCTCTCCGAAGTATCGATATGCGCGAGGCTTCCGTGTCAGTGACCATCTGTACGGCGCTTGGCACGTCCAGCGCCAAGCTCCGCTAGCGGTTGCAGTGACAGAGGGTTCGATCGATGCCCTGAGCATGTGGTCGGTTGGCATCCCTGCCGTCGCTTTGCTCGGGGCGAGAGTGTCGCGGGCACAAGGCTCTCTTCTTCGATCGCTCGACGTACGGACGCTTGTTGTCATGACGGACAACGACGAAGCAGGTCGTCGTGCGGCCGAAGCGCTCGAATCGATCCAGGGGTCAGGGGTCAGGTGCCACAGGCCGTCGTGGTGGCCCTCGAAAGTGAAAGATCCTGGCGAGATGTCAGATGCCGACAAGGTTGGAGTTTTTGACTCAGCACTGTCGCGACGACGTAGCGCGGTGTAGCCTTTCGAGAGTTGCTTGTGTCCGTCAGGCAACTGCTATCCCCTAGCGAACGGCCCGGCTCAGGTCCACCTCCTTCCTTAGAGCCGGGCCGTTTGCTATGTAAGCGAAGAAGTAGTTGCAAGTGCAACGACCCTTCGAGTGGTTGATTGAACAATCTTGTGTATACTGGCGTTCCACCCACTACCAAGGAGGAGCACATGACCGACGAGTTCTTTGCGGAGATGGAGGAGACGCTCGGTATCCCGGCTCGGGCGATCGAGTTGTACTGCGACAACCATCACATCGATTCCGAGGACGGCCTTCTGGAGTTCGCCAAGCACCTGACCGAGTCCTACCTCGGCTGGTACGAGTCGGGTGTCTGGGAGTTCGCCTCGATGTTGATCGAGGACATGCTCTTCGAGGGCGGCTTCAACGAGCACCCGTTGTCGAAGTACGTCGACGTGGATGCCTACACCAACGACTTGGAGCACGAGGGCTACCACGCCATCGAGGGCTACGTCTTCGGCCCGGCTTGAGGAGGAGTTCATGCTCAAACTGCCCAACAACCGCACCCTCGAAGAGGGCGATGAGTTCACGGTCGTTCGGTCAGCCCGCTATGCCCACCACGACACCGGCCGCTACCGCTTCATTCGAGTGCGCGACAACGGCGTCGAGGTGGACGCATGGGGTCCGATCGACAAAGGTGGCAATGCCCCGTATGGCCGGACCCGGTCGTTCAAGATCGAGGACATCGATCGAGTTCACAACAAGAAGAAGGAGCGCCCGTGATCGACATCACGATCTACCATCCTGTGCCAGAGTTGAACACTCGCAAGTTCGAGCTTGAGATCGACACAGGCGAGGGGCTTCGGTGCAGCGCCCACGTCTCGTGGCAGGCAGCGGTCAAGGCCGCCAAGAGGTGGTGCTCTGACCGAGGAGTCGCCAAGGCCACCATCTTCGACATGCGCCCTGCCCGCATGGGCGGCGCTCGCCATGTCGACTTGTCAGGAGAAGAAATCTGCACCGCAGTGTTGGATTGATCAATCAACCTGCTATCGTCACCCACTGTCACAACCACAAGGAGGAAGCGTGACCACCACACAGACCCACCCACTTGAGTCGTTCACTCCCGATCGGTCGTTCGCGATCGAGTACGTCTCTCGCGATGTCAACGGCGTTCGCGATCTCGACGTGCTGGCCGAGGCCCACCGGCTCCGCCGCAACGTCATTCTCGAAGGCCCGACCGGCTCCTCGAAGACGAGCTTCGTTTACGCTTATGCGGCCGCCCACAACCTCCCGCTCGTCAACGTCCCCTGCAACGGCGGGGTCGACATCAAGCAGTTGATCGGCGGGTGGCACCCCGCTCGAAACGGCGGCTACGACTTCACGCCGGGCGACCTAGTGCTCGGCGCCTATCACGGTGCCGTGATCCTGTTCAACGAGATCAACTTCTTGCCGCAAAAGATCGCGAGCTTTGTGTACGGCTTGCTCGACAAGCGCCGCACGGTTTACATCCCCGACGCGTCCGGCTCCGATTTCCCTACGCAGTTTGTCGCACATCCGACGACATTCATCGTCGCCGACTACAACCCGGGGTACATCGGCACTCGTCCTCTCAACGAGGCTCTGCGTAATCGTTTCTCGATCCCGCTGGTCTGGGACTACGATCGCAAGGTCGAGGAGCAGTTGGTCGTGAGCAAGTCGTTGCTCGACATGGCAGACAAGCTCCGTGCTCGTGCGGCCGTGGGCGACATCCACACTCCGGTGGCTACCAACGCCTTGATGGAGTTCGAGGAGTTCGCCTGGTCGAAGCTGGGTCTTCGGTTCGCTGCCGACAACTTCGTCCGTCGGTTTGCCGCTGATGAGCGCAAGATCGTGTCCGAGGTCGTGGGGCTGCACATGGAGAAGATCGAGGAAGAGTTGGCAGGCAGTAAGGTCGACGGCGAGACCCAGGACCATCCTGAGTTTGCGGGGGCTTTCTGATGACTGCGATGACAAAAGACGCCAAGGTCGAGAGTGCCTCGCGCACCGAGATCATCGACGCTGTCGAGAAGTGGTGCAGGGCCAACGGAAAAGTCGGCGATATGGAGAGCGAGTTGCGTCGGGTCGAGCAGTGGCGTGACGCTTCGGCGTCCGTCGTTGCCAAAGTCGCCTCGGTGTTGGCCGGTCGCTCGATTGACACGCGCTGGACGATGTCGGTGCCGATCGCTGCAACTGACGGCGAAGACATCCTTGTGTCGCCCAGTTGGTTTGCCAACAACATCGTCCCAAGCCTGTTGCAGCGCGACGCATCGGCATCGGTCTTGCACTGGGCTGACCTCAAGGCTGTGGCCTACCACGAGCTTTCGCACATCATGTGGACGCCGCGATCGACACACCTGCCGCTCAAGACGATCGCTGCGCTCGACGACACAGACGAGCGCGACAGCCTCTTCCGGTGGTGGAATCTGCTGGAAGACCAGAGGATCGAGAGCCTGTTCGTGGCGAGGTATCGCCCAGCAGGAACCTTGTTTACCGGCATGGTGCTCCGGCATGTTGTGTCTTCCCGAGGTGCGGAAGACCTGACTCACTTGTGGGTGCATGGACGGAAGTATCTGCCGTCCAACATCCGCAGTGCATACCGTCAAGCGTTTGCCTCCGAGTGGGGCGAGGCATTGACGGTGCAGTTCGACAGCTTGATCGATCGATACCGGAAGTTCGTCTTCCCGACCGATTCTGAAGAATCGATCGAGTTGATTCGTGAGTTTGCTCGACTTGTCGAGTTGATTGAGGGCCGTCAGATTTCGCTGCGAGCTAAGGCAGACCAGTGGGAGAACTCTCACGGCCTTCACAAGACGGGCCGACCAGTCCCAGTTGCAGATTCCCGCGAGGCTCGCGACCAAATGGTCGAGGAGGACAAGCTGGACGAATCCGGTGGCGACACCAAAGTTAGCGCCGGAACCTCGGGTTCGAGCGACGACTCTGTCGAGGAGTCGAGCGCAGGTTCGGGTTCGACTCCTGGCACGAGCGATTCCGATTCCGAGTCCCAGCCCCAGTTCGAGGACATTCGCGACATGGTCGAAGAAGCGTTGGAGGAAGTCGAGAGCGTCGAGGCTCACGAGGGAGCAGAGATACTCAAGGCTGTTGCAGCGTCGGCGGCTGAGTCTCAAGCTGCTTCGATCCCTCGCGTCCCCAACACCTGGGGTCGATTGACAAGGCCGATTCGGCCTTGGATGACGGTGGCGGCAAACTCGCTTCGGAACGAGTTGATGCAGTTGACGACTGACCAATCGGAGAACTGGGATCGAGGCCACACGAGCGGGCGATTGAATGTCCGAGATGCGATGGACGCTCGTGGTATGCACTGCAACATCTTCGATGCGTGGAGCGACATCGACGAGGACGAGATGTCGTTCGAGGTTTCGGTTCTGATCGACAGGTCAGGATCGATGGAAGGCTCGCGACAGCACGTTGCTTCGCAAGCCCTTTGGGTTGTGCGTCGTGCGCTCGACCAACTCGACATTCCTGTGACGGTCTACGGCTACGATCACGAGTCCAGGCTGGAGGCCAGCCCTGCACTTCTGGCGTCTGCCACCGAATACGACTTCTACAAGTCTGGCGGTAACACCAATCCCTACCAGGCTCTCTTGTGGACCAGAGAGTTGATGAAGAGCACGAGGGCGGCCAACAAGCTGCTCGTGTCGATCACTGATGGCCAGTGGTATTGCCGGAGAGGCAGTTACAACTGGCACGCGATGAACGGAATCCGTGCGGCCGGAGTAGACACACTGCTCGTCCTGATTGACATGGACACGAGGGATGTCGACCGTAACGGCGGACGCTGGAACGGCCACGATTCTGTCGTGTCACTCACAACGAATTCGTTGGCTAGGCTGCCTGTCGAAATTGGTGGCCAGGTCGCCAGGATGATCAACGACCGCCTATCTCAAATGACGGTCTGACAGTTGCATTGCCAATGCAACCTGTACACTTCCCACAACCAACAAGCCACAAGGAGGCAAGCATGAAATTGGCAGCACGCGAGATGGGGAGCATCCAAGCTCTCAAAGCGTCGCTCAAGCGGGGCGGTAGCAACGGCGAGACGTGGATCAAGGGAATCCCGTCCGACGGCATCACGGTCCGGTTCCTCACCGAGCCGGAGATGTGGTTCGGCTTTTACGAGTACTTCGACCGTGACAACAAGCAGTTCATTCCGATGGTCGAGGGCGAGATCCTGCCCGACGGAGTCAAGCCGAGCTTCCGCTATTTGACCGTTGCGGTTGACATGGAGTCGGACCGAGTCATCCCGCTCAAACTGCCGAAGACGGCAGCCAACAGCCTGATCCTCAAGTACGACAAGTACGGCACCCTGGGCGATCGGTGCTACGAGCTTGAGAAGTTCGGCGAGGGACTCGATACGACCTACGATGTCTCCCCGCAGGCGCCGACCGAGTTCGCTGCCGAAAAGTACGAACTCCTCGACTTGGAGGCCATCCTCGTTGCCGCTCGAAGCAAGGCATTGGGTGAGGCAGTCGAAGACGAGCCGTTCCCCGAGTCTGACATCGACGACGATGTCACGACGGCCGCTGCTCCGGCGGATGACTCCGACATCGACGATGAAGAGTCTGAGGCAGGCGAGGTCGACTTGTTCGAGATGACCATCCGAGAGTTGCGGGTGGCTGCGATCACGCACAACATCGATCCTCGTGGCAAGACTCGGGCGCAGTTGATCGACGAGTTGGTCGATGCCCTCGAAGACTGACAGCACTGACAGCCTGCCCGAACTGCTTGCTCAGGTCGACAGCCTCAAGTCTCAGATTGCCGCACTGGAGGCGACCAAGTCTGAGCTTGAGGCGTCGGCAATCAGTGAGATGCAAAAGGCAGGAGTTGCTCGCCACCAAACGTCCGAGCCGGGCCGAGGGGCGACCCTTGTTTCTGGTTCGACCGTCGTCGTTGACGAGCGAGAGTTGCTGCGTCGCTTGACTCCTGAGCAAGCGGACCTCGTCATGGTCACTGCGCTCGACCGCAAGCTGCTTGAGCAGGCAGTGGCCGATGGCCACATCGACATTGACATCGTGGCGTCTTGCTCTGACGAGAAGCCTCGCAAACCACACATTCGGTTCGGGCCTTACCGGGGCGAAGAATGATCGACTACGGTGGCTGCCGTGAGTCGCTCCTACTGCGCCTGGTGCCGAGAACCTGACGACACTGGAATTGGCATCTGCAAAGATTGCCTGATCGAAGAAGGAAGTCTTTTTGATGACTCACACAAACCCATTCAACGCAATGACCGACGAGAAGAAGCATCAAGTGGCTAGTCTGCTGCTGTCCGGCGACACGGTGTCGTGGACCGATCTGAGTGAGCGCGTCGGCGCCCTGAGTCCCAGAACAATGGGCGCCGTGTTGCGTGCCCTCGAAGGTGGCGGTGCAACGATCTTGCGCCTGCGCCATCCCGAGCACGGGACGTTGTACCGCTACGATCCTCACTGCGAGTTCGACCCGCGCTACCGAGTCTCTCGGCCAGACGGGCCTGACGCATTGCGGGAACAGCGTGGCTCTCAACCGCACTCAGAAACGGCGTGAGCCAATCTTCTGCGGCCGATGCGGACGCTTGACGTTCGCCGACCTGCCTGAGTTCGAGTGGTGGTTGCACGGACCTGATTACGGCTCGACCGTAATCCGGTGCCCTGCCCACATCACTGAGTGGACACTCCGCACATCGGGCAAAGGCAGGTCGAAGGCCGCTTGGAGGTTTCGGCGGCTTGCCCAAGAGAACGACCAGTTCACGCCGGACTTGGCGGGGATCGAGCCGTTGTTCGTCGAAGACGACATCTGACTGAGGAGGAGCAGTTGTTCTTTCACACCCACGTCCACTCTGAGTTCAGTTGCCTTGACGGCATGGCCGACATTGGCAGGATGGTTGCCAAAGCCGTGCAGCTTGGCCAGCCAGGCATCGCACTGACGGACCACGGCAACATGAGTGGTGTGTTCACACTGTACTCCGCCGCGCGGAAGCATGGCATCAAGCCTTACCTGGGCGTCGAGGCATACGTTGTCTCTGACATCGAGGACAAGGCTGCTGCCCGATACCACCTGACCTTGGTTGCGTACACAACAGTTGGCTACCAGAACCTTGTTCGTCTTTCCTCGCTGAGTCATCGCCGTGACCACTACCACTTCAAGCCTCGGATCTCTTCGACAGACTTGATTGCCGCTAAGGCTGCGGGAGCGTCAAGTGGGATCGCGTGCTTGACAGGGTGCTACTTCGGCGAGGTTTGCCAAACCATTGTGTCTGAGCCAACAGAAGATGTCGGCATCGCCAAAGCCAAGCGGCTTGTGCGTTTCTACCAGTCGATCTTCGACCGTGTGTTCGTCGAGGTGCAACACCATCGCACCCAGCACGACGTGTGGGACGACGATCGTTTGGCGCGTGCTCTGCACCGTCTGTCGATCGAGACGGGTGTGCCGCCTATCATCACGAACGACTGCCACTATTGCGACAAGGGCGAGAAACACTTGCACAACGCGATGAAGTCGATCGCGTATTCGGCTGACCCCGGCGACGTGGCCTTCCCAGGAGATGCGTACCATCTTGCTTCGGAAGACTGGGTGCGCTCTCACTATGTCGGACACGACGAGCTATGGGCGGATGCTCAGTCGAGCTACACGGAGTTGCTCGAAGCACATGAGCTTCGCATCCCTCCGCTCGACAAGTACCGATATCACGTCCCGATATTTGCCGCCGACCCACTCGACCAACTGAAGCATCTGGTCGAAGATGAGTTAGAGCGACGAGGTCTTGGCGACGACTACCGGGAGCGAGTCGACTATGAGCTTGGAGTGATCTCCGACCTCGGATTCGCCGATTACTTCTTGCTCGTCCACGACTATGTGCAGTGGTGCCACAACGAGGGGATCATGGTCATGGCCCGAGGCAGCGCGGCAGGCTCCTTGGTCTGTTGGCTCCTGGGCTTCACGCAGGTCGACCCGATCAAGTGGACGCTTACATTCGATCGGTTCCTGACACCTGACCGAGTTCGACCGCCGGACATCGACCTCGACATCGAGGACGTGCGCCGGTCTGATGTCGTCGACTACTTGGGTTCAAAGTTCGACGTGGTTCAGATCGGGACGTACAACCGTTTGTCAGTCGACGAAGATACGGGGCGGGGCGGCGTGTTCGTCCAGTTCCTAGCGGCGCAACGCAAGCTGCTCGGCGACCAGTTCAAGGCCAAGTACGGCAGCATCAAGACCCTTCACGACCTAGAGGAGGTCGACGCTGAGTCGGCCGCATTGGTGCGTAATTTGGCGTCTGTGCCCTTGAGACGGTCGCCGGGTGCCCATGCCGCAGGGTTCGTGGTTTCGGCGCCGCCAAGCCATTCCATCGCAGACTGGCTTCCGACCATGCTCATCCCGTCCTCTGACACGACGGTCACACAGATGATGATGGACGATGTCGAGGATGCCGGGTACATCAAGGTCGACCTTCTCGGCTTGCGCTCGCTGACCACTGTCAGGCGGTGCCTGGAGTTGTTGGGTCGAGAAGGTTTGAGTTGGATTCCGCTCGACGACAAGGCCACATTCAAGGAATTGCGGAAGGGGCGTACTGGCACTGGCCTGTTTCAGGTCGAGGGGTACACCGCGGCGAAGGGGTGCCGGGAAATGAAGGTCAAGTCCGTGCATGACTTGATCCTTGTCAACGCGTTGTACCGGCCTGCCACCATCGACAGTGGATACACGAGCCAGTTCTTAGCCAACCGGCAAGACCCATCACAGGTGTCCTACCCGCACCCGATCTTTGAGCGTCACCTCGCAGAGACCCACGGAGTTCCGTGCTTTCAAGAGCAAGTGCTCGCCATCCTGCGCGACCTGGGGATGCCAGTCGTCGAACTGAACGCCTTTCTCAAGGCCGTCAAGGGCAAGCACGCTGTAGGAGGAGTGTCGGCTGAGTCCACTGCGATCTTCGATCGAAACAGGGCGCGGTTCGGCGGATTGTGCGAGGCAGTTGGCATGAGCGATCAAGCAATCGAGGTGGCGTGGGAGTTGGTCGAGGGCTTTGCGTCGTACGGTTTCAATCGCGCCCACGCCACGGCCTATTCACTCCTGGGGTATCAGATGGGATACCTGAAGACTCACCACCCGGTCGAGTTCCATGCGGCCTTGCTTGAAACGTCTGTCGGGTCGCCGAAGGAAGACGCGTATGTCGCAGAGACACGTCGCTGCGGTGTCCCGGTCCTCGGCGCTTGTGTCAACAAGTCGAAGGAGTTGTGGGCGATCGACCCAACGGGTAAAGCAGTTCGACGTGGAATCGCATCGATCAAGGGCGTTGGCATCAAGGCGGCTTCAGCCGTTGTGGCAGAGCAACCGTTCGAGTCCATCGAAGACTTGATTGAAAGGACGCCTGCGCGGGCAGTGACGGGCGGTCGGCAGTGGCCTAAAGACCAGACCTTGACTGGTACGATGGCATCCATGCGCCAGGCCGGAGCGTTGAAGAGTTTGGGTTTGGACCCGCTGTGACCACCCAGAGAGAAAGTGCGATCGACTTTCTTCATTCGCTTGTCAGCTTCCTCGCGACGACTGACCTGCATGAGACGCAAGATGTGGAGCAGATCAATTCGGTTCTGGTCGCTCTGTACACAACCGCATTTTTGCTTGAGCGTGATGGCCAGTTGCTTGAGGCAATGGCATCTGTGTTGATGCAAGCAATCGTTGACGATGAGTTGGACCAAGACAGTGCCCTAACAGTGCTGCGCGTTTGGAAGGAGACCAAAGATGCACCAGAGCAATGATTCTTACGAACAACTGCGTCTGTTCAACCCTGACAATATGGAGGATGTGATCCGTGTCCAAGGCACACCAACTCATGGCGGAGATCAACAAGGCTCTCGGTGCCGGGACGGTCAAGCTCGGAAGTGACGAGTCGCTCGTAGTCGGCAGGCTTCCGACCGGCATCTTGCCGATCGATCACATCCTCGACGGGGGAGTTCCGACCGGCCGCTTCACAGAAATCTTCGGGGCATACAGCACGCTCAAGAGCTACATCGCCCTGTCGTGCATCGCTCAGACACAAGCCTCCGGCGGTGTGTGTGCCATCGTCGACACTGAGCACGCTTTCGATCGCGGGTGGGCGGAGTCAATCGGGGTCAACACAAACGAGTTGATCTACCAGTCGCCGCAAACTGGCGAAGAAGCGGTCGACGTTACCGAGGTGCTCGTCCGCAACGATGTCGACCTCATCGTCTGGGACTCAGTTGCTGCGACCCTCCCGCAGACCGAGTCCAACAAGAGGCTTTCCAACGAAACAGTTCAACCAGCCCGGCTGGCGGCACTGATGTCGCTCGGGATGCGGAAGTTGACGGCGGCCAACAAGAAGACAGCGATCGTGTTCATCAACCAAACTCGGCTCAATGTCGGCGTTGTGTTTGGCGACCCTGAGACAGTTCCAGGCGGCAAGGCGCTCCCGTACTACGCGTCATACCGCTTGGCTCTTCGCAAAGCAGGCAAAGAGAAGGAGTCGACAGACACCTATGATTCGGCGGGCAAGAAGGTGAGTGTCAACACGGTGGTCGCTCATAAGATCCGTGCCACGCTTGAGAAGTCAAAGCTGTCGGCTCCATCCAAAGACGTTCTGTTCACGTTCGATCTCCGCACTGGGAAAGTCGACGAGATCGGCTATGCCGCAGCGGCAGGACTTGAGTGTGGCATTGTCAAACATGAAGGTAGGTCGTGGTGGATCGACGAGAACCAGAAGGTCGTGGGGGCAGAGAAGTTCCGTGGCTGGCTAGCGGACAACCCAGAGCAGATCGAGAGGATCAAGCTGGCGGTCTTGGGACAAGATGGAAGCCCAGGACCAGACAGCAAGACGGAAGAGTCGTAGAGAAGCAGATTGCGAAGAAGATGGGTGCTCGGCTGCACCCAAACTCTGGCGCTCTTCGCATCAAGCACGACGCCTCAACGGACGATTGCCTCATCGAGATCAAGTCGGCGAGAAAGAGCTACGCGCTCAAGTCGGTTGACCTTGACGAGTTGTGGGTCAGGGCTGCCAGACAAGGCAAAGATCCTTTGTTCGTAGTCGAGTTCGAGCATCTCGGCGTAACGGCCAGCATCACGATCACGAAAGATGTCAGGAGGAAGAGTGAGTCTGTCTAAGCACATCAAGATCGCCAAGCGGAATTCGACGATCACACCCAGGTTGATGGGTTGGCTGTCGTCGCACGGCGAGGTCAAGCTCGAAGACCCAGTGACGACAGAGCGCGTCCTCCAGATCCTTGCGCCGTCGGATCATGACAGGTCGGGTGTGTTTCATCCGTCGCAACTGTACGAGTGCGAGCGAAAGCAGTTGTTCGAGTTCGACGGCCTGCCCAAGTTACGCAAGTATGACCCGACGCTCCAGAACCTGTTCAACGACGGGCACTTCCGACATTTGCGGTGGCAGGTCATGCTGCTCAACGCTGGGATCTTGACCGACATCGAGGTGGCCGTGTCGATTCCCGAGTTGCGTTTGGCCGGATCGATGGACGGTGCCAACTTTGTCGACGGATGGATGTTCGAGTTGAAGGGCACGAGCCAATTCAACACGGTCATGCAAAAGGGCGCGATGCCCGCCCACATCCAGCAGGTCCACGCCTACCTGTTGGCGTCTGGCCTTGAGAAGGCAATCATCGTCTACGAGGACAAGTCGTCACAGCAGTGGCAAGAGATCGAGGTCATCCGAGACGAGGAGAAGATCGAGGAAATCTTGTCGATCTTGAAGCGTCTCAACACAGCTATAGACAGCGACCAACTACCGGAGATGCTCGATGAGTGCAAGAATCAAACGGGCCGATTTGCTCGGTGCCCATACGCCACAGTGTGCAGTGGGTTTGAGCGCCGAAGCGAAGTCGTTGAGGCCGTTGCAGCTTCCAGGGGGATTGCCGACGGTCTCGGAGATGAGGGATGAAGTCGATGGGTATCTAGCCGTGCTCTTGGGCCACACGCCTCCCCCGTTCGACAATGGCGTGATGACGCTGCTGGAGTACGCCGGGGCAGTCCATGCCAGAGGTGTCGAGCTATCGATGTACCTGTCGCGAGCCGAAGCCGACGGCGTCGTGTCTCGTGGCAGTAAGGCGTACAAATTCCGCACTGGCGAGTTGCGGAGCTTCATTGAGTTGGCAAGTCGCGCAATTGATCTCGGGAGTAGGAGGCTGACGGCAGCAAAGCTCGATTATGATCAAGCGGGTGGAGCATGAGCCAGTGGTAATAGGAGTCGACCCAGCTTCTACTAAGCTGGCGTTCGTCGCCCTGTTTCATGGGCAGCACCGAGTTGCTTTTTACAACCGAATCGGCAGTTCAGGTGCGGGAGCTAGTGCCGCTGGTTGGGGTCACGCTCAATACTTCGTCGAGACAATCAAGTCAGTCTGGCCAAACTCAGACATTGTTTGCTTTGTCGAGCAGCCTGTCCTGGGGCGTGGGGGAGTACGAGCTACAATGGTTCAGGCATTCACTTCAGGAGCAGTTCAAGGCGCTCTTTACGATGCTGGTTGCGATGTGCATTTAGCTAACCCTTCCACATGGAAGAAGCGCGTTGTTGGAAAAGGGAACGCCACGAAAGATGATGTATCCAAGTGGTTACGATCCAGATGGCCTTCTCTCCACACCCAAGCAGGAGGAAATCAGGACATCGTTGACGCTTCCTGCATTGCCATCTACGGCCAACAGATTTGCCGAGAAAGAATGGGCGAATCTAGCGGCATGTAAAGGGCAGACCGTCGTCTTCTTCAGGCATTCCTGCAATTCGCAGTGCAAGACACACGCGGCGGGGTGCGACAGAATCAAGACTGTCAGGAAGTGCAGGGCTGTCTGCGCCTCTTGCCCAGTGTTAGTTCACTGCCGGATATGGGCAGTCAACAACGCCGGAGACGTTCCATTCGGCATGTTTGGCGGGATGACAGAACGAGAGCGGCTTATTCTGGCTCAAGTCCTGGAGGTTGATTGCAGCGTCAACTAAGCTGGGCCGCAATCTTGTCGAGGAGTCTCTGATGGCAGAAACTGGCCGCAACTTGTTTAGCGAAGCAGGCGTCACTGGCTTGCGCCGTAGCGGCGGCTACATTCAAGAGGAGTTCTTGCCGCAGCTTGCCGGTTACCGCGCTATTCAGGTTTTCCGAGAAATGCGCGACAACGACCCGGTAGTAGGTGCGATCCTCTACGCGATCGACAAGCTCGTGCGCCAAGTTCCCTGGCGAGTTCAACCGGCCTCGACCAAACTCGAAGACCAGAAGGCCGCGAAATTCTTGGAGTCGTGTCTCATCGACATGAGCACGACCTGGGAAGACACGATCTCAGAAATCCTCTCGATGCTTGCCTACGGCTGGTCCTTTCACGAGATTGTGTACAAGCGTCGACTTGGGGACAGTCGAGATTCGACCAAGAAGTCGAAGTACGACGACGGTCTTATTGGCTGGCGCAAGTTGCCCATTCGTGCTCAAGAGACACGCCAAGAGTGGCAGTTCGACGAAACCGGCGGCATCCAAGCGCTCATTCAGTCGGCTCCGCCGTCGTATGACCTGACCGTCATTCCAATCGAGAAAGGACTGCTCTTCCGAACGACCACGATGAAGAACAACCCAGAGGGTCGTTCGGTGCTGCGTAACGCTTACCGCCCGTGGTATTTCAAGAAGCGGTTGGAAGAGATCGAAGCCATTGGAGTCGAGCGTGACCTCGCCGGTTTCCCTATCATGTACGTTGATCCTGATATCATGCGCGATGACGCGCCTGGTTGGAAGCAGATGATCTTCAACGACTACAAGGACGCCGTGGTCAACATCCGCCGGGACCAACAGGAAGGACTGATCCTTCCGGCGATCTACGACGACAGTGGCCACCCGCTGTATCGCCTAGAACTTCTGTCTGCTGGCGGTTCTCGCCAGTTCGACACGAACACGATCATCACTCGCTACGACCAGCGGATTGCCACCACAGTCCTGGCGGACTTCATCTTGCTCGGGCAAGCCAATCACGGCTCGTACGCTTTGAGTTCGGACAAGACCAACTTGTTCGCAGTGTCGATCCGTACATGGCTGGAGATCATCAAGAACGTCATGAACCAACATGCCGTTCCTCGCCTCTTCTCGGTCAACAAGATGAAGCTCCAGAAGCTCCCTGAGTTGGCTTATGGCGACATCGAGACTCCGCCGTTGACTGAGATTGGCACGTTCATCCAGCAGTTGGCCGGAGCAGGCGCACCTCTGTTCCCAGACGACTTGCTCGAAAACCACCTTCGCAAGATGGCACATCTGCCAGAAAGACGGGAGTCCGCAGAAGGAGCGGTCGAGGATGCAGCCAAGCAGCAGCAGCAGAAGACAGTTGCTGCCAACCCTCAGACAGAAAGTGCCCCGAAGACACCCGAGGGTGTCAAGCAGCAACCGCAGCCGAAGCAGCAACCGAAGCAGCAGCCTGCCGAAGGTCTGAAGCCAAAGGGCTGACGACGTGCCTACATTCGAAGACTTCTCATCTGAGCAGTTGCTAGAGGATGTCATTACGGCCGCCCTGGAATACGAGGGAGACTTCAAGAGCAAGTTCTTGGAATTGCTGGAAGAGGCAGCCGAGAACCCCGTCATGCTTGACCTTTTGCGCGACATCGCCGACGGCGTGTACATCGAATACACGCCGGGCATCGAGGAAGAGCTAGCCAAGATCGACATCACGATCGACCAGCTTGGAGAAATCCTCAATGAGGCTATGACATCGGTCGGGCAGAAGACGATTGACTCGATCGGATTCGACATCCAGTTCGACATGACTAGCCCCGAGGCGATTGATTACGCCGGTCGTATGAGCGCCAGGCTTGTAACGAATGTCGGGCAGGCGATCAAAGACTCGATCCGTGACGTGGTGCAGGAAGTCCTCAGAAACGACATGACGCTCTCGCAGATGCGCCGGTTCGTGAAGCAGCGTGTCGGGCTATTGCCTTCTCACTCAAGGGCCGTCACGAACCTCTACAACAACCTGATCTCGACATCGGGGCCGCAGACCGCCGCCAAGAGGGCAAACGAGTACGCCAATCGACTCCGCAATTACCGAGCCGACATGATCACTCGGACGGAGATCGCTACCGCCCAGAGCTACGGCCAGTTGGCAACGTGGCAGCAGTTCCTCCGCGATCGTGTCATCCCACCGGACAGTGTCCGAATCTGGATGACCGCGCAGGACGAGCGGGTGTGCGAATTCTGCGGGCCGATGCACCTGGCCACCGCCCCAGTCGACGGGGAGTGGGTTGTGCCGCTCCAGAGTGGCGGCATGGGGTCAGTCAGTGTGCCGACTGACATCCACCCGAATTGCCGATGCGCCTCGGGCCTGACCTTCCCGGTCGGTCGGATGAACGAGTTCTTGTCCAAGCACGGTGTGTCCGGCTTCGAGATTTGGAACCTCAAGAAGCACTACAAGGGCACCAAGTTCGACCACGACCAAGGGTCGCACGCAGGCACACGCCGCAAGGAACGCAACGTGGCGAACGCTACCGCCACAGGTTTCGCCCCTGTCTGGAAGGCTTTCTTGGAGCACGCCGACGCTGTCAAGTTCATCAACGAGAAGTACGGCGGCAAGTTCGACATCCCCGACATGGATGATGTCTATTCAGTAAAATTTAGAGGCGACCCGTCGGCCGGAGAACTTGCCAAGGAAGCGCTGGCAGAAGAAATCGGCAAAGCCATTCTCGAACAAATGACACCAGAAGAGCTTCAAGAAGCGTACCAACAGTTTGCTCTGCTTACGAAAGACATTGGGGCTTTCGGCACCGTGCAACTAGACGAAATCGTTAGCCCTCATTACACGAGCCATCTCGACATTCTTGAGTTCTTGGGGCCGGACAAAACTTGGTCTTTAGGAAGATACGGTGTTGAAAGCTTAGGGCCAGATCAAACTGCTGCACTAATCAATCTAATGGAAGAGGCTGGAATAAAGCCAGGAGGTCTTACCTCTAACCCAGGGGCACATCAAAACAGTGTTGTTGTAGTGTGGCCAGAAGACTTGAGCGGCAATATTCAGTTGTTAGACCCAATTACTATGGACGAGTTAGCAAACGTCCCAGCATTGCCTAGATCCAGCGATTCTTTTATAGACGAATCCTATAGGGTGGTTGCTTACTTTGGGTTATTGAGCCAAGCCAATAGATTGACAGTCAAGCAGACTGTTGACGCGTTCAGGTCTAACCCAGAGCTTCTACAGGCGTTCAATGACGCTGGGTTCCGCATCGGACGAACAATGCACGAAACTAACACGGTGACTGTAGACATCAACAGATCCAGGCCCGCTCACACGCTGGAGCCAGGCATACACAAGGCCATCGGGTCAGGCATTGTCAACGCATGGGCTATCTCGTCGCAGTCGATTGGCAGCCGCTTGTTGGGTCGAGCAGTAATAAGCGAGTTTGGCGCATCTAACAAGCTTGACCCTGACGACACAACAGAGCGTGCAATCAACAATCGCCAAGCTAGTGGCGAAACAGATTCGCTTGAGAAGCTCTTCCGAATTGCTGCCGTGCGACAGTACGAGATGACTCAAAGAGCACTCAAAGCCGCTGGAATCACACACGTCGATCTTGTTCGGGGTATGTCAATCAGTCAACCCGTGAAGGGTGTGCGGGAGTCGGAAATGCGCGCTCTCTCTTCGTGGTCGACTGAAATGAAAACTACTAGGTCGTTTGCCGGTTGGCTCGGCGATGGTCAACCAACCTATGTCAGTGCTCGATTCCCAATTGAACGAATTTTCGCAACCCCGTTGACGGGCATTGGCTGTTTCCATGAAGCCGAGTTTGTGGTGCTAGGGGTGCCTGGAACTGACAATGTGTTCTTCATACCTGAACGTGAAATCGAAGAACTCAAGTACTATGGGTCAATGGACGGGAGAGAGAAAGTCATCTTCAAGGAAATGGAGTTCCCTGAAGCGACCGTACTCGGCACAGTGACCAAGGCCATCGTGAAGCCGATCTGGATCGACGAAGACATCATCAACGCTGACTGGATCAAGGTTGCGGGAGTTGATCTGCCCGGGGTCGAGACGGCCGAGGACTACATCGAATACTACGGCCTCGATACCGACGAGGCGCTTGCCGCCCATATCAACGAGGTCAAGTCGCTCCCGTACTGGGTGGGTGTCCCGTCCGAGATCAAGGATGGCCTTGCTAGCGTCCGCCTCTCCAAGCACTTAGACGGTCAGCACGACCAAAAGAAGCACGGCAAATGGGCGAAGAGCTACACGGGTCATCCGGCGCTAGACGATGTGATCGCCAGTTTCCTTGACTCCTCTTTGTCTTGGGATGAGCAGTGCAAGATTGGGAACACCTCTGCTGCGGATATAGCAGGGTATTGCGCCGTAATAGCAGACGAGTTTACGGCTTACGCCAAAGAGCGACTGCCTGAAGGTTGGCGTGTCTACACCACACACACCAATATTGAAGAGATGGGATATACGCCGTCCGGCGATCCTAGCGGCTATGTGTTGGACGAAAACGGGAATGAAGTTTTGGGATTCTACTTTGAGCACGCCGTAAATTCGGTGTACCCGCCTGGTGCTAATTTCCCGATCGAGATTGATTTCACTGCCAAGCAGTACGGATATGACGCACCTGTCTTGGTTCACAAATCCATCAAGAAGCACGCCGAGCACAACCAAGACGATCACGGAAATTGGGCGAGGGGTGTAGTAAGTGGGTGGACACGCGGCCAAAGAAGCGCTGCAAAGATTGCCGTCATCAAAGAGTGGAATCGGCTAGTGGCAGTAGCCAAGAAAAACGGCGAGTACATCGGGTTTATGTACGGCTCGTTGAAGTCAGAGGTTTACCAAGACTCCACAATCGAAACGGCTTATGTCGTAGGCAAGTATCGCCGCCAAGGTGTAGCTGCCGATATGCGCGAAGCCCTAGTGGCGGCGGCGGGTGACGAGTTCTCAGGAACACCTTCAAACATGAGTCGTGATGGGGCAGCGTTTATGTCTGCCGTGTCTGGGAAGCAGTACAAGCCCACTGATGATGTTCAGAGTGGAGAGTTTGGATACCTGCTTGAGTCGTATGGGGAGAAGGCAAGCGAGCTTCTATCCAAGCACGCCGAGCACAACCAAGACGATCACGGAAACTGGGCCAGAGGCGGCAACAGGTATCCATACGACAAACAGTTCATTAGAGACTCGTCGTTTGTCGCTAGCCAATTCGGGTCAGACCTCCCCACATCCAAGGATGTCATGGAGGCGATGTTCAGTGGCGATGACCCGGTCACATCCGAGGAGTTGGATGCAGCCGTCCACCAGTTGAGCTTTGAGCTTGCTTACGCTGGAGAGCCATACGTCAACTTCTCGTTCGACTACTGGTCGGCTGACAGCGAGCAGGACATCGCTCAAGCAGTCGTTGAGGCAGTCAATCAAGACTGGGCGGGCGATGTCAGCGATCCAGGTCCGATCTTCTATTCGCAGCTTGCTGCCGAAACGATCAGTGAATTGACAGGCATCAAGTTCGACACAAGGCACCTGACCGAGGAGCAAGTCAAGGTCTACTCGGACATCGTCAACAACCCTGAGAAAGCGAAGGCCGTTAGCTTCTTTCGCAAGGTGGCAATCGCCCAGTACAAGTTGACGCAGCAGATGTTCGAGCGTTCTGGCATCACTCACTTGCAGGTGTGGCGCGGTGTGTCAGCCAAGAAGGATTCGCCATTCCTCTCTAACCAAAGCGACGGCAAGCCGTTCTTGCAGGCCGAAATCGAAGACAGGGCGTTGAGCAGTTGGTCGACCAACTACAGCATCGCCAAGCGATTCGGGTGGATCAATTCGCCATCGTACAAGCAACTAATCATGCACCAGATTGTTCCTGTTGAGTTCGTCTTCTCGATGGCAGGGCAGCGCGGAGGCACTACGACTCTTGGTGCAGCATTGGAGGACGAGGTCGTCCTGTTTGGAGGCTTCGGAGAAGTGAACGTGTTTGTCGACTGGAAGACGTACGACGAGACTCGTGTTCGCGACATCCTTACCGGCAAGAAGGTCTTTGAGAAAGTCCCCTCGAAAGTCGTGTCGGGGTCAGGCGATCCATTGATGCATTGGGGCTTGGTCGACAAAGCCAACAAGCTCAAGAGGCAGAAGGTCGATCTGACCGACGACAAGAACGCCAACTGGATCAAGTCGCTTGCGGAAAGGGACCAATGATAATCCACACCGACCAGATGGTCCCTCCGGCTGTCACTGATGCTTGGCCGGACATGGTCCCGTCGCACGGACTTTCGATTGTCACGGGGCTGTGTCCAGATGGCTCCGAGCGATTGATGGTCGCGTGCTCAACTCACACGCCACCTTGGGTGCTACTTGGATTGCTTGAGGCAGCAATCATGCAGGTCACCGACTACATCGATGCCATCCCAGATTCGTGACGGCTATTGGCGGCTGCGAGTTGCCTCACTAATATCGCCGGAGTGAAGCGCGCTGTCGGGCAGATTACCAAAGTCGATGAAGACCAACGCTTGGTGTTCGGGTGGGCCTCGATCATCAAGGACGAGGTCGGCAAAGTTCTTCTCGATCGACAAGACGATTACATCGACGACGAGGCCGAGTTGGAGAAGGCGGCTTACTCGTACGTCTTGCATTCTCGTGACGGCGGCGAGATGCACATTCGTAAAGGTGTGTCGACAATGGTCGAGTCCATTGTCTTGACCAAGGAGAAGCAGGCAGCCCTCGGAGTCCCTGAAGGCTCCATGCCAGTCGGATGGTGGATTGGCTTCCGAGTCAATGACGACCGTGTGTGGAACCAAGTCAAGAAGGGCGAGTACATCGGCTTCTCAGTGCATGGGACTGGCCAGCGCAAGCGCCAGCAGATTGCGATGTCTGATTTCACTGAAGTCGAGAAGAAAGATGGAGACATGACGGTGTGCAAAGAGTGCGGTGCGAAAGTCCGCAAGGGCGAAGCGTGCAAGCGGTGTGGCGCGATGGAGAAGAGCGGAGACTGCGGGTGCGGGTGTGGCGGTTCAGTCCAAAAGGGTGGAGTCGCTGTGTCGAAGCGGATTCTGTCTGTCATGTCCAAGGCGCAGTCCGCCAAGCAGGGCAAGGTGTCGAGAGTCATGCGCGAGTTCGAGGCGGGAACGCTAAAGACCTCTAGCGGCAAGCGTGTGACCAATCGCCGTCAGGCAATGGCGATTGCAATGTCTGAAGCGGGCATGTCGAAGGGCGACTGTGCCGGTCACCCGTTCCGCGGCAACCAGCACACTGGCGGCAAGCCGGGTCAGGGAGGCTGTGGCACTTCCGGCGGTGGAAAGGGCGGCAAGA